ACCTTCACCTTTTACTTGTGCGTTACCGAATCCTGATAACATAACTTCTTCTTCAAAAGCTCTGTCAGAAGATTCGTTAGTATAAATTTCAGCATGCTGATTTTCATACCTTTTGTATTCCAAGCCGAACAGTGCGTTCAAACCTGGCTCTAGTTCTTTAACTAGTTGTGATCTTGATATTGCCATATTTGTTCTCCTATTCTAGCTATTATGTATACAAATTAGCGGCCGCATTCATTACAACAATAATGTTTGCACCTGCTGCTGTTAGATCTTCGTTATCTGGATCTTCTGCAGATCTCACGATTCTGAACATCGATGTTTCAGCTTGTGCGCCTACATCAAAAGTTGTAGTTGATTGACCGTCTTTTCCAGTACCATCAAAGTCGTTCATATTACCGACTAAGCCGAAAAGTGCTTGTCCGCAAGCGCCGTCCGTTTTCACAATGTACTCTTGATGTGGATCGTCGTTTACGAAAGCAACTCCGTTTGTGCTACCAGTGTTTGGATTTGTTCCAAATGTAGTGCTCGCAGCTACTGAATTAGCAAACGTTGGTTTCTTTGTAGTGTTGTCTATAAAGAATACACCATTGTGTACTCCCACTAACAATGAATCGTTTGCAGTTGTAAAGTCGATACCGCCGTCTTTACCGTCGTCAGTAGTTGAGAAGCCTGAATCTTGGATAAAACCAGTGTCGCCCGCTGTTTGGATTGACGCTGGGTTATTCTTAAAGATTCCTACACCTAGACCACTTTTGATCGCGTACTTTGATTGACCACCGATTGCAGGCGTATTGCCTAATCTCATAGCCGCTCTAAGTCCGAAACCAGTTGTGCTTCTATTAGCCATAGTTGTTTCTCCTTATGTACCTGCCCCCGAAAGGGCCTCCAGTACGGTTTATATAATTCAGTGATATTTAAAATTACTTTTTCGTACCACCGAAGGTTACACGAGATTGCCTGTCAACATTGATAGGCATTCTACTATCCTGCTCCTTCATAAGATCGTTTGCTACTGCTTCGCTTCGTTCTTCATGACGCTTGGTCATGTATTCTTGACGTTGCTTCGCGATCTCGATTGGTACCTTCGCAAGAAGAAGGCCACCGACCCCAATCACTCCCTTGTATCTGCCCTCATCGAGGACTGGATAATCTGATGCGTTTTCAACTTCCTCGGCACGAACTAATTCATAACCTTCACGTTGTCGTGATGTTATGTTAGTTGTATCTTGGTAGCCTTGTACTTCAGCTCTTATCCATCTATACCTGAATCCATCAGGTGCAGGGGGTGCATCTAGAGAAGATGGTGGAACCCACACTTTTGGTCTTTCAGACTTTGACCGTGTTTGATTCGCACGAGAAGTTTTTGTATCTTTTTCCATGTTACGCTCCTTCCTTCGTGTTTTTTAATTGTTTTGCGTATTCTTCGAGTGGCACACCTAATTTTTTAGCTATTGCTACTTGAGACGATGTGAGTCTCACTTGTTTGCGACCTGGCTTTACGCTTCTTGAAGCTGAAGCGACCGTCTGAACGGGCGTGGTCGATTGCTTATTCTCAGTATTACCAAATTTATGCGGAAAGTCAACTCTGATTCTTTTATCAACTTCAGCATAATACTCGTCAGAATTAGGATCAAACCCTTCTTTTTCAGTAAGATCCTTATGTATCTCAAAAGCAGTGTAAGTCATTGCTCTATCTGATCCAAACCAAGAATTCTTAGATGCCCATGCTTCGGCTCTAGGATCTGGATTAATTGGATCATCCATTGCAGGTTGACTTGCATAGTTATTTTGAGAAAGATTAGCAGGAGCCTGCTCCTGCAATTTTGCTTCTCTACCTTCTTTGGCTTGTTCTAGTTTTGCATTCTCAAATGCGAGTTGTGCAATTCTTTTATTAGCCTCAACTTGAGCAGTTGCATCTCCTGATTCAATAGCTGCAGCCAATTCTTTTTGTGCAGCTTCTAAACCTGAAGATATAGTTGTCTCAAATTTTTTGATGTAATTAGCATCAGTTTTTTCAAACCTTTGCTCAAGAACTTTTCTTTTTTCTTCTACAGCTCTTGCATATTCAGTAGCAGCTTTTTCTCTTCTTTCTGCTTCTCTCATTTTACGAGTTAGTTTCGCAATACGAGCTTGTACGCCTTTACTGTACTCCTCTAAGTTCTCATCTTTTTTTTCTTCTAACTTTGTTTCTCTTTCATTTTCAAATGTTTTATCTGTTTCTTGTTCCGTTGTTTCTTCTTTCGGCGCTTCGGTTTCTACAACCGACTCGTCTTTTGTTTCTTCAATATCAATATCTACTTCAGGGCCTGAAGTATCTATATCAACTGTCTTCTTTTCTTCTTCTGGCATAGTTGTCCTCCTATGTTAAAACTCATGCAAGATGTCCTCTGGACTATCAATTGTTGCTAACACTTCATCGTCGTTTAGCAGACGAATCTCTCCACCATCTATTTTGATTCGGCTGCCTG